TACTTTAACATTTAAGGCCGGAACTACAATTCAAGATATTATAGAAGAAGTAATTTTACAAAGTGATTATGGAAGAAAAATTGGAACAGAAACACCTGATGCAAATGGATTTTTACCTTGGTTTAGGATTGATACAGAAGTTTATGATTTAGATGATCCAGAGGCTGAATTGCAAATGGGAAAACCGCCTAGAATATACGTTTTTAGGGTAGTTCCTTTTCTAACTCATATGAGTAGATACAATGTAATTAGTAAATCAAATGCTACAAAAATATTGAAAAGTCAATGTGTGAAAGAATACAATTACATTTATACTGGTAAAAATGACGATATTATAGATTTTGATATTACTTTTAATAGAGCATTTATGCAAGCTTATACACCTTTTTCAGGAAAAGATAAAGGAGGAGCAAAAGATGCAAACGCAAGTAGAAGAGCAGGAACAGAATCTGTTCCAAAAGCATTGCCAGCAGACGGAGTAAAAACAAACTCAAAAAGTGGTTATACTACTGCAGAAGAAAGTCATAAACCAGGAACAGGTTCAATAGGAGGAGGACAAGCAGATAAAATTGCTACATCTGTAGCAAGAGATTTTAACGATGCGATATTGAATAGTAATGCAGATTTAATGCAAGCTAAACTTACTATCTGGGGAGATCCGTATTATATTATTGATAGTGGATTTGGAAATTATTTTGCTAAACCAGTTACAATTAATTTGAATGAAGACGGGTCAATGAATTATCAAGATGGAGAAGTCCATATTAAAATTAATTTTCGAACTCCATTAGATTATCCACATGATGTCAACAATGGACAGCAAGATCCAAGCGGGTTTATGAATTTTTATGCAGATGGCTCATATAGTCCAAATGCTTTTGGAGGAATTTATCAAGTTTGTGAAGTTATTAATAATTTTTCAGAAGGAAAATTTACACAAGATTTAAAAATGATTAGAATAAGAAATCAAGAAGATAGTGACACTGACACACCTGCTGATACTACAGCAGGCATATCTAGATCCACTATATCAAATGATGATCTAAACCGGGCTGCAGGTAATGCAGGTGGAGGAGTATAATGGCGTCAGCTGATCCTAGAGGAAATTTTTCAAGAGGACAGAAACCTACGTGGATGACAGGCGTAGGACCTTATATAGGAAGAGTAGCAAATCATTTAGATACTGAATTTATGGGAACTATAGAAGTTGAAATTTTAAAAACAACAGAATCTGGAAATCCCGGCGATTCCAGTGGATATTATATTCCTTGTACATATGTAAGTCCTTTTTTAGGACAAACACCAAGAAAGGGAGTACAATATACTGATAAGTTCGATTACACACAAAAAAGTTATGGATTTTGGGGTATACCTCCAGATATAGATACTAAAGTTTTAGTCTTAATGGCGGAAAATAATTTTGGTTATGGATTTTGGATAGGATGTATTCAAGATAAATTTATGAATTTTATGATGCCTGGAAATGCATCTACCTCTTATAGTAGTCAACCGGGTGGAGGAAAAGGCGGCGGAGGAGGAAAATATGCAAGTAAAATTGTTCCTGTTGGTGAATATAATAAGGTGCTTGCAACAGGTACAGGAAGCGATCCTACCCAGTACTATAAACCGGTAGATACTGATCATGCTGATATGTTAGAAAAACAAGGATTGACTAAATGGTCAGAAAATATAGTAGATCAAACAAGAGGTACTACAACGTCGAGTGCTCGTAGAGAAGTTCCTAGTGCAGTTGTAGGGTTGAGCAGTCCAGGTCATGTAGATCGTAGGCCAGGTAAACCTACTGTGGAATACGGAGAAAAATTTGGGCAAACTTTAGTGCCTTTTAGTAGACTCGGTGGCACCAGTTTTGTAATGGACGACGGAGATGAAAAAATATTAAGAAAAAAATCAGCAAATATAGAACCTCCTAATTACGCTTATATAGAAAAAGATCAAAAAGATGGCGATGTTACGTTGCCGCATAATGAGTTAACTAGATGGAGAACACGTACTGGTCATCAAATATTAATGCATAATACAGAAGATTTAATTTATATAATTAATGCCCAAGGTAATGCATGGATAGAATTAACAAGTAATGGAAAAATTGACATTTATACAGATGATAGTGTTAGTATTCATTCAGAAACAGATTTTAATTTAAAGGCAAATCGTGATATTAACTTAGAAGCTTCTGGTAATGTTAATATTAAAGCTAGAGAACAAATGCGTTTAGAATCTGGTAATGCTACGCATTGGAAAGTAGGAACAGCAGAAGTTAAAAAAGATCCTGCATTAAGACCGGAATTAGGTATTAAAAATGATGACGGAACGTGGAAGTGGGATAGTTTTGAAGATTTGCCTACTGTTGCACAACCAGGAGATAATTTGTACATTGATGTAAGCAGAGATGTATATTGGAAAGTTGGAACACATCCTAAACTAGGAGATTTTAAACTAGAAGTTTCGCAAGATGGTCATGCTACATTTGATAGAGATTTTTTCTTGCTGGCAAAACGGAATATTCATCAACATTCTAATGAATGGACATATCATTTAGCCGATACAAATTTTGATCAAAAAGCAGGTAAAGAATTTAGGCAACAATCTGGAGAAAATATGCATATCAAAGCTGATAAACATTTACGAATATATGCAAATATTAGTTCTACAGTAAAATCAAAAAATAATTTTTTTACTGCAATGAACGCTAATCATGTAAAAGCAGCGAATAAAAATTTTGTAACAGCAGGTGCAAGTAATGAATATAACGCTCCTGTAAACAATATGAGCGAAATACAATATTTTGGTAGCGGGTCTGCAAAAGGTTCAAACGGGCAAACTGCACTAAATGCAAGGATAGCAGAAGATGCAAAATTACCTGATTGTGCTCATCATGCGTTTATACCTGTTAGGATACCTATGCACGAACCATACTTTAGCCATGAAAATTTAGAACCAAAAACTTTTTATCCAGACAAAACAGATAGCACAAATTCTATAAATGATGCATGTGATTTTGCAATCAAGTACCAGCAAAAAGAAATTAAAACACCGCTTATTTTTAAAGGAGGAGCGCAAGATGACACATTTAGGAAAGGGTCATGATGTTTAGAAAAAAACCAGTATACGAAGATTTAGTTGTCAACTCCGTCAATAAAAACAAAAATTTTAAATCAAATTCTAGAGTATATAGAGGAATAAGCACAGTAGATCCGCAAAGAACGAATGTGGTACTATATGATATAGAACTAATTAAACAGGATTTACTCAATCATTTTCATGTAAGGCAAGGTGAACTGTTGTCTGATCCAAACTTTGGAACAATAATTTGGGACATCATACACGAGCCAATGACTCCAACACTACGTAATTTAATTATTGATAATGTTAATGATATAATACAAAATGATCCAAGAATTACGATAGATAATGTCGTTGTCGATGAGTATGAATCTGGAATTCAAATTGAATGTAATTTATTATACTTACCTTATAATATTCAAGAAAGTATGCAATTAAATTTTGATAAAAATGCAGGATTTCTGTCAGAATAAAAGTAATAGCTATGGTTTATATTAAAATAAATATAAAGAAAAGGAAAATATATGTCTTCTAATGATAGACAAAACAGATTATTAGTTGCTGAAGATTGGAAAAGAATCTATCAAACATATCAGAAAGCTGATTTTCAAAGTTATGATTTTGAAAGTTTAAGAAGGGTAATGATATCTTATATTAGAGAAAATTATCCTGAAGATTTTAATGATTATATTTCTAGTTCTGAATATATAGCATTAATAGATTTAATTGCATATTTTGGTCAAAATTTATCTTTTAGAGTTGATTTAAATGCAAGAGAAAATTTTATTGAATTAGCAGAACGTAGAGAAAGTATTTTACGTTTAGCAAGATTATTGAGTTATAATCCTAAAAGAAATATAGCTGCCAAAGGTTTATTAAAAATTACCAGTGTAAAGACTACAGAATCAACATTTGATTCTAATAATACTAGTTTACAAAATCAAAATATTGTATGGAATGATCCAAGTAATCCAAATTGGTATGAACATTTTATAAAAGTATTGAATAATGCATTTAGTTCTAATAAAAAATTTGGAACGCCGGTAAAAAAAGCTGTAGTAAATGGTATTTCTACAGAAAAATATGAATTAAGTTCTATAAACACCGACGTTCCAGTGTATAGTTTTTCGAAAACTATCGACGGATCTAATGCTACATTTGAAATTGTTGCAGCAGACATAGATGAAGAAATTGTTGAAGAAGTACCAACAGAAGGAGGATTGTTCTCAATAGTTTATAGAGAAGACGGGTTAGGACCAGCAA